GAACTAATCATAAACTCATCATCTTGTGTGATATTTAACATCCAGGGTTTGAGTACTGCTACTCCTTCCTGCATTGTTATTTTCTCTTCTGAAGTGGTGATAACAAACGGATTGACCATTCTACAATCAGGTTCCCCCGGAACTGCTGCGGGAGCCTCCTCAATCTCACTAATCAGAACTTGCTTGTTCGTCAGCACTATCACTTTGATCGTCTTCGTCTTTGCCATAATTTACAATGTCCTGTACATACATTTCTTTTAATTTAACTATAGGATCTACCATAGTAATAACCCAATCAGAAGCAACAGGAATAGTACTATCCTTCGAGAGAGGCATCCAAGGGAAAAGAGAAACCTCAAATCCTGATTTTTGAACTCCTACAGCCTTTTCACTGACAGGAGTAGGATTCCTCATTTTGACTACACAAGGTTGCTTCAGAAAATATCCCACTACTCTTTTCTGATCATCTTCACCAAAGGCCATTTCTGCCACATCCGCAATAATATCTTCTCCAGATTTGAGCAGCAATAACTTAATAGTCATAATAATTAATTACCTCCAGTTATTTTACCATTAAAAAAAGGAACCGTCAAGGTGGCGGCCCCCTTTCCCATCTCAAACTAATGATTATTTAAAGATAGTCTTTTCGTGCATGATGATCTGGAATTATCTTTCCCAGTTCAACCACGAGGAGTCCGTCGTCAAAGCTGACCGATCGTACCTCTGTATCGTCGGAGAGCGTCCATTGTCTGGTAAAGGAACGTTGGGCCAATCCTTTGTAGACAAATTCTCCATCATCTGACGATTCTTCTTTTTTGCCTTCCACAAATAGTTTCCCAAACTCTGTATAGACTTGTACTTCATCTTTCTTAAATCCCGCAAGGGCGATTTCGAGTTTCGATAAGACATTATTTATTTGTACTAAATTATAAGGTGGATAATTGGTTGTTACATCAGTATCCCAAAATCTATTGAGATAATCATCTATTCCAATACTGTTTCTATTAATCTTCTCAAAAAGTTCTGGAAGATTCGCAGCATGATACCTGGCTAATGTGCCCATGATTGTAGCTCCTTTAAAAGCGAGTTTGTGTTTTGTGATCCCCGAAGGCAATCACCTATATTTATAACACAAATTACCAAAAAAAGATAGGTGGTTTACCGTAAAAACTGTTTCTTACCAAGACGGTTTTTACGAAATGGTTTATGAGTTAAAAAGAAATTTGTATAATTAATAATCACCAATAAAATCAATAATATAGTATTAATCTCCATCCTGCGTTTTTCCTTTTTTTCCTATATTATACTTCTGTTCCAAAATCCAATCACTCTTATCCTTATAAGCCAAAACTTTTATTTGATTTAAAGGAGCAATATCAGAAACAGCATTAGGCGAAACTACTGAGATAAGTCCCCAATCAGCAAGTAAGCGAGCAATGCGGTTGCGTCGTTGTACATCATTAGTTGTTAGATTAGCATGCTTACCATCCAACGCAAATAATTCTTTAAAATGCACAATATAATATCTACCTTGCTTATGCAAGATATGGCATGATTGATAGAGTTTCTTCTCTTTCCTAGATGCTACTCCAATCCTTGTTAAAGTCTCCCGCACCTTAAGAAAATCATCAGGTTCATTCAGAGTTACTTCCACCATTTGGTCTTGCGACCAACTTACTTCAGGCTCTACCGTAGTAGTCATTTCAATCCTCCAGTGTCAAGTCTTTTTTTAATGTAATCCAGTTGTTGTTTTGATAAGATTTTCAGTGCTTGAGACGCTTTCTCGTTACTATAACCATAGTATTGTTTGACACTTTGGAGATCCGTGACTTTTTCCTTACGGAGCCAGGGAGAGAATCTCTTCTTTTTCCTAAGAGTATTTAGATAGAAACTATATTGCATATCCTTGTCTAGGTTAGGATACCTATTCATCTCATTAGCAAACATAATACAATCAAGATTACCTGACAAACAACGATTAACGATATATGGAGGATAATCTCTCGTATGTTCTGTTAGATCTTCTTTTGTAAAATTAATGGAGTTCAGCCAATCTTTGAGTTCTGTCATAATAATAAACACCAGCATTAGTGAGCATTCCTAATATTAGCAACCAATACAATAAAAGTAATATTGTACCAGCTGACCATCTTTTACCAGGATACTTAACTGTCAGTGTCTTTCCTCCTAATAATTATTCTATCATTCTTATAGTCAGCAATAAAGTCCAACTCATCTTCATGTGGCCACATCATCTCTTCATATAATGCATTTAATCTCTTCATATCTTGCCACAAATCAGTTGGTTCTGTCATGCTGCCAAACCTTCTTTCTTTAATTTATTATAATTATAACATCCACTAAAATTAGAACGAATCTGTGGTGATCTACCATCCTTCCATGGACCATAATTCATTAATATCAACTCCTTCCTTACCTTCTGATCTTTCATATAATCACCAACTGAACGCATGGTATAAGTTAAATCAAACTCACCAAGATCCCAATTCTTAAACCTATCCTTCACTAACTGATCTGAATTATAACTAACCATCATATCCATCTTATGCTTATCACAATCTTCAGCAAATTTATCATGATCAAATCCCTTATGCATAGACCCTTTCTTTCCATAAAGATTATCCTTTATGTCATAAGGAGGATCAAGATACATAAAAATATTTTCATGAACATCATGCTCCATTAGATACTCATAAGAATAATTGTTTATACTCCAATGCGAAATAATTTCTTGATATCCAGGTAATTTCTCCATACCACGGACTGAAAAATTACTATTGGAAGCTTGAGGTGAAAAACTAGAGCTTTCTGTAAGACCACTAAAACTACACTTATTGACAATATAAAAAGCCACAGCCCGATCAAGGGGTGACTCACCAGTCTTGTTAATAATAGACTTGGAGTTGTTGAATAATTCTCTTGCTGAATCTGGATCATTGTGAGTAAGTTTGTAATCTAATAATTGATCTCTCAATTCTACACCAAACATCTGTAAATTTTGCCAAAAGTTTACAAGAGGTTCATATAAGTCATTAACCCAAATTTTAAGATGAGGATATTTCTTACTAACATGAATAGCAACACTACCCCCACCAAGAAAAGGTTCCCGATACTCCACATAATTAATAAGATCAGGAAAGAACTGATCCATCTTTTTACAAGCCCTTGACTTACCGCCAGGATACCTCAAAGGAGTTTTAAGTGCTTTCATCACCAATCCGGATAATGGTACATATTTCCAATATATTGATATATCAAATCTAATCCAAACACAAATGTCTCCCCCTTCTCATCTTGAAGATAAAAAGGCATCTTAGGATACATTCTCCTTGCAGTATAATATTGACTAACAACTGCATAGTCATCATCAATCCACCGTTCCTTTTCCAATTCTTCTTCAGTCATTAGTAATATCTAATCCCCTTCCTTTCCACCAAAGAGTCATCCACTCGTTCTACTGAAATAGCATCCATAATTCTATGAAATGCCCCAGACATTAAACGATATCCAGTTCCCACATATACTTGACCAGCAACTACAGCAACAGTAGCTGTTCCCCAAAAAATATAATAGAATCTAGATTTAACTTGTGCTCTCAATTTCTTTGTGTCTTTAGTCATGGTCTTTCTGGATGTGAAGTTTGTTCAGTAAGTCTTGCAGCAACAGGACCATCATCTGACCAAACAGATAATGTATGTATGTTGATTGAATCCTTTTCAAAGATTTTAACATCTACCTTACCATCTTTACAAGAAACTTTAACAGTCCCATTGCAATGCCAATCTGAAGGTTCTCTATAAAACTTATAGACTGCATAAGGATCACGAGTTTGAGCACCTGCCACTACTCTATAAAAATCTTCAGTCATTATCTTTAGTTCCCAATGAAAATCCAAAGACTCTAAACTCAACTGCTGTAAGTGCAATTGCCGCAAGAATCAATCCCATCCACATCATCATAACAAATCCTCCAAAGTAAATAAACTACGAAGTTGTAATCCAGCCTTTATCATAGCATCCTCACCACCTTCTTGTCTATCTACAATAGATACTACACGATCTACCACATACCCAAAAAGACGCAGTTTCTCTGCTGCTGTAATAGCCGAAGCACCTGACGTAACCACATCCTCCAATACAGTCACTCTAGACCCTTCTGGGGGCATAGGACCTTCAATCCATGCCTCTGTGCCATGTCCCTTTGGTTGTTTACGAACGATCAATGCACTAAGATCCCTATCATAAGAGCAGGCTGCCATAGCAACCCCACTCACTAAAGGATCTGCTCCTAAAGTAAGTCCTCCAACAGCAACAGAATCTTTCTCTATACAATCCAACATCATCAAACTAGACAAAGCAAGTCCTTTTCCACTTAAAGTAACTGGTTTGCAATTAACATAATGTTCACTTTTTACACCAGATGAAAGAGTAAACTCACCATGACGATAAGAATCTCTTTTAAGCATTTCTAAGAGTTTATCTCTCATTACTTTCTCCTATAACTATTCCAAATGTGATCAATTTCCCTTTTAAATATTGCTTGTTCATGTGCTTCATTCCATGGACTATGATATGCAACATATAATTCATGCAACCTTTCCTTGTCTGCCTGTGTTAAAAACTCTCTAGTCATTTACATTCTACTTGGAAAGCTATTTATTTCCGTCAATTCAAAACTCCAATCTTCTATAACAGTATTGGCATATAATCTATCACTAAGAAGTTCCACCTGTTCCATAGCATATTCTCTATCAGGTGCTTCAACATAAAGATCAATAACCTTACCAAGTCTCAACTTCTTAATATCCAAATCAGAAAGACGACGAGAAGCATCTCTAACTGCATTTCCAGGAGAATCATCAACCTGGGATCTTAAACGAATAAAAATAAGTGCCTTAAATTTCATAAGAATCTAATGGATACATTGATTTAAGATGTTGCTGTAATCTCCACACAAGATCATCCTTTCCTTCATAATCTGGCATCTGTAATACTAAAAATAAAAATAATTTCCATTCATTTTTTTTAAACAACATCTTTTATACTCCCAGCCTCCTTCTGTGCTTTAATCCATCCTTGTCCTCTACTTATTGATTCTAGTCTAGCAGATTCAAACTCTTCTGCACAATTATCTACACCCTCCCAATCTTTTTTAAACTCTTCTGGCACATAATTAAAACCAACCCATCTAACTCTTCGCCCCTTCCAATCTTTTCTATCTTGTATGAATAAATGCCCCTCTAATTGAGAAGCAATCCATTCCATAGCCCTTTTCTGATATGGTTTCATTTCTTCTTCCTAGGAGTAGGTTTATCTGGATAATATTGAAAACCTGTAGTCTGTTCCTCCAATTCAGATAACTTAAAAGTAATCATCTTATCCCATGGAGTATGCTCATCCATGAGAACAGCAGCTCTATCATCACTAATCCTTTGAACAAATCCAATATAACCCCTATAAATGGAATTAGGATTTTTAACAACTACAGTAGTTCCTGGAAGTATCATTTGAATTCACTATTTAACCGACTTTGTTTAGTTTTTTCTAGATGACAATCATAACACAACAATTGACATTTATCCAACTCTTCTTGGAATTTCTCCCTATCACCCATAAGAAGTCCTCTAGTAATTTCAAATGATTTGTTTTTAGGATGGATATGATCAAATTCAAGTCTTTCTGTTACCCCACACTTTACACACTTACCTCCCAATTTTTCTATGGACTCTGATAGTATTTCATAGTATCTTTTTTTATAATAAACTTTTTGTTCTTCACTATGTTTTCTTCGATACTCTGCATAATACTCTATATTATTATGATACTCTTCTCTACTTTTTTGACGAGAGTATTCTACATCTTTCCAATATCGTTCTACTCTTCTCTTTTTTACTTCTTCTTTATTTTTTAAATATCTTTGCCTATGATATTCTTTTCTTTTTTCAGGGTCTTCCCAAAAACTCATTTGAACTCGCATTCAACCATTATTTCAGTGAGACAGGCTAGCATATTTATTTCTTGGTCCGCGACGAACGCAATCTGGTACTGATACTTAGCAATAATAAGGACGGCAGGAGGAATACTAGAAGGGACAAGGGATGCATAAAGAGAATCATAGATACGACGCAAAAGTACAGTAGGATCATTGTCCAAATTATTGACACACCATTTACGTACTTCAGGAAAGTTCTTTTCTTTAAGAGTTTTAATGAGATCATT